ATGCCGAATTTTTACCGTGGTAAAGAAAAGGAGAAAAATTATATGAAAAAACTAACTAAGATACTAGGCAAGATAACTGCGCTAAAACTTTGCGCAGTAGTGATGGCATTTGCTATTGTTGGTGGATTCGCTATGTTCACAAACATCAAAATCCCTTTTGCGAGTGTCAGACAAAGTAACATAAGCGATTACCAGCCCACAGACCCCAATATCCCCATTCATTGGCATGGGATATGGGGGATGGATGGATGTTGTTGTTTTGAATATGAATTCGTACCGCTTGCAAAGGTTGTTGACGGTACAATGTATCTGTTCAATTTCTTTGCTGATGATGGATACTTTTTTCACGCGCCATTTTACCATGTATATGGCAGTACAGTGATCGTATTGTTTGAACCATTTTCCGTAGACACGGGCGGTCTTGTATTAACGTATTGGGATCTAAGCGATTCATTTATCGTTACCGGGAATATCTCGATAGGTACATTTAATCATCTTGGATATGGTGCTCAACCTTTTCTTGATACTGGATTCTATTACCTATTGTTTATTGATAATACAATGCTTTTGATTCGATATCAAGGTGATGGAATATGAAAAAGTTCCTTTTACATGCTTTCGCCTTTGCCTTGTCGGTAAAAGCAATCATCGCGCTTGTGTGGCTTGCGATGTGGGGATTCTTTGAATTTGGCGGTGTACCGTGGAACAACTAGTTAAAATCTGGTGGACAGCAAAATTCTTCGTCCTTGCGCTCAGTGTAGCCATCATCGCCACCACCGCAATAATGATGATTCGTGTCAATCACGGTCAATGGCTTGTCGAAGAATTCCCTGACAAAGAATATACCGCGGAACAACACCAAGCGCTTATCGATTACATGAACACTCGGGCAGAACACGATCTGCCCGAGTTATCACGTAATGAATGGCGACGCAAGGTCAACAATGCGATCGGATTTTCGGCGTACATTGAATTAAGTCGGCTTCGAATAGCACCACGTAATGCGCGCGGAGCAAACGTCCTCGGGTATGCCTTTGGATCGTGGACAGGGGTGATATATGTCAACCACAGATTGCAAGGCGCACGATATGGTCGCACGTTATTGCACGAACTTGTGCACCATGTGTTTTGGATATTCAACGAACGGCGCACCGAATTTTACGCATTCCGTATCGCGTACAACGCAAATTGCCCGCATATGTTTTTGATCGCTCGCCAAGTCGCTATGCGTGGCAGTCCATCCGACTATGTCGCGCGCGGTCGTATCATCGATTATCTTACACAACGGGGTGCGATTGCGTAATGGCGATTACAATCATTTTTGGCAAGCCACGCGTAGGGAAGACGGCATTGATGACACACTTTTTGACACAAGAAATGTTTAACCGAGAACGATATCGTAATATGGAAAAAGAAATTAAACGCAAGACCGACAATGTTTTTAAGCTGTCTGTTCCATCACATTGTGTGTGTTCTAATTATGACATCATTGGTCGCAAGTTCGGATATCGACCAAGAATATCACGGCGTATCAATCCATTCCGGTTGGGGTATTCAAACGACAAGGTCAAAACACACTTTATCGAGCCATTCACTGTGATCGGAATCACCGAGGGTCAAAAGTATTTTAATTCTCGTGTGTCACAGTATTACCCAGATTGGCAATCACGATGGTTTGAACAACATGGTCACAATAATTATGATATCTATATCGATGTGCAGAGACCCAAATTGATCGATTTGAACATCCGTGAACTTTCTCAATTTATCGAAATAGTTAAGAAAGAAAATCGTACTGACGCAAGCGGGAGGATTACCGCAGTCAAGTGGACAGTGCGCCATTTCGCAGGGTCAAGCGAGCTAGACCAATACCTATCATCTGGTAAACGAGATGTTACTACCTATACACAGGAGACTATTGTTGCTGGATACAATGTCCATGATTGTTACAATTCACAGATGTGCAAACCAAAATTTTATGACAGCCATGCTGGCATATCGACCAACTGGAGATTCGACGGACACATGGACTTCGACACCAAGCAAGCAGAGTTATTGCAAGAAAGCTTGGAAGGATACGTCAAGTATCTGAAAGAACTTGATGACGAGTTACCAGAAAACTTTTATGCCAAGCGATAGCGAAGGCATATCGAGACCTAAAAGGGTAGAGATATACTCAAAAGGAGCGCATGATGGAATTTATCAAGAATGACCTTATTGATGAAATATTACGCAAATATTTTGCGACATTTCAATTAACGCTTGATACCGCGGAGTTTGTGCCATCCAAACATGGAAAGCGAATCCATGCTTTTATTTTTAAAAACATGAAACAAAAATTTCGTGAGATCAATCGTGAATACAGAAGGAAAAAGACGGGTGGCGAGGCGACAAGTTTACGCGCCTCGCCACCCGATTAACGGGGGCACACTACGTCAAGCCCCCCGGTCAACATTCAACAAGGAGGTGCATATTTTGAATCGCTCTAAAATCTTGGCAACATGGTGGGCGGGAATTGTATATCATGTTGAACAACTTGATTTGATTATCAATTCACTGGACATTAAAAATTTTGCTTGGATTTTGCACGACAAATGCAAAAATGAAGATGGCAAAATTAAGAAACCGCATTACCATTTTCTTGTCCAATTCAACATCAACCAACGTGGTTCATGGTTTCACAAATTCAATAGTGATGATATGGGCATCATCTTTTATGAACCAATATCCCAACCTGAAGGTGCATTTAATTATTTGACCCACGAGACCTCAAAATGCAAAAAAGAGAATGCTTTTGTATATCCAAAAGAAGAATTAACAAGCACCATCGAAAAATTCGAAGACGGCAAAATAGATGATGAGAATCAAGAGATATTGGACGACCTTGTAGCCATTGTAAATCACAAAATGACATGGACACAATTCATCGAGAAGAAGCCAAAACGGATTCATATGCTTGCTAATGTAAAGCACGCCTTTAATCTGCTACACCAAGACGTACAAGGTACAATTTACTTTGAACACATCATGAGGTACAAGAACAAACCCATTGAACCACTCGTCACAAAAGAGCACGTACCAATCCTTACGAGGCTATCCCCAAAAGAGGCGGAGGATTTGCCGTGGTGACATTCCATTGTTTCTTTGAACAGTCCGGGACATTCAAAAATGTTTTCAAAAGTTACGGTCACGCGGCGTTTGATTATGATTTATTCAACGAGTACGGACAAACAGATTTTCAAATTGATTTATTCGCCGAGATTGAAAACGCATACAACGATCTACCGACTGTCTTTGACAAGATGTCACCCGAACGAGATTTCATTATTGCGTTCTTTCCGTGCACATATTTCACCGATCAACAAGAGTTAAGCTTCCGTTTGCAAAATTACGGCTACCCAACCAACAACAATTTCACGGATATCCAAATTGAAAGACTCTTAAACAAAATAAGAGAACGTGAAAGGTATTTTTCAGTATTCATTAAATTTTGTTTTGTTTGTCAAGAACGAAAAATTTCTTTGATAATCGAAAACCCCGCAAACATAAGCAAGCGAAGTTTCCTTGAATTGTATTCACCATATCGACCAAGTTTTTATGAAAAGAATCGTACTTTGTTTGGTGATGATTTTATCAAACCCACGATGTTCATCGCAATTAACTTTGAAATGCGTGAAAACTTTATAGGGCTGTATTACGACAAAAACTATGATCACAAAAAGATTCGAGAGACCCCGGGCAAATCAATAACCACCGGTGATCGTAGCAGAATCACACCAACCTATGCCGACAACTTCTACAAGCGCTTCATCAAAGATTGGATTACCACCAAGGAGAACTATGGAAAATCTGCATGACATTGTAAAACAACAAAGCGAACAGATTAGCAAACTGACCGACCTTTTTGGTGGTCTTTTTTCAAAAATAAGCGCTGACAAACACGACCAAATGCGCTATAATATTCCATCGTCAATCGGCGATATGCACATTGAAAACTTAACACGGGACAATAGTTTATGTCATCTCGTTGGTTATCTAAATCATTTTAATGAGGAGGAAAAAAACGAAGTGAGAAAAAATTTAGCTAATAATGTTAGGTACAGAAAACACGACAAAAGGTATGTATGGCAAAAGATGATTGCTGGGGTGCGCTACACAGAGATTGACCCAAACTATGGAAAGCTTATGACAAAGGTCGATGCACGAAAAAAACAAATTGCCGACGTTGTGCGCGCGGAAGCCGAAACCCAAAAACTTATCAAGTCGGTCACACATAACAAATTGATTGATTTGACATGGGAATGGTTTACACGACACAAAGAAGGCAAGGTTGCAAGTGACGCCCGGTACAAGCAAGTTATCAACAAATACATAACACCACTTGACAAGAATATTGCACATTACACAAAGGATGATATTGTCGACCACATCAATGAAATTGTTGGACACCGCACCCAGATGTACGTTTGCGACATTTTGAAAAACGTATTTGCGGAAGCCAACGAAAAAGGCAAAGTTAAAAAGAATGTGCTTGCCAATTTGAAACGTCCAAAGAACATCGGTAAAAAAGGAACTTGGATTGACCTTGAAGGGCAACGTAAAATTCTTGACAATATTGGCAATCACACATACGGCGAAGAAATTTTATTTTACTTGATGACTGGGTGTCGATGTGCGGAAGCATGGCAAACTACAATCAATTTTGAAAAGCGGGTCGCATTTATTGATGGCACAAAGTCCAAGACCGCAACTCGCTATGTCGAATTGTCACAGGCGTATTGTGACCGCATAAAAGACAAGTGGCACACGATGTTTAAAAAAGTGCAGTCGGCAAATCACTTCAGCGGTGTTGTGACGGAATTTTTGAAATCAATCGGAATCGAAGAAAAGACTTGTCACAGTTTACGTCATACGTTCGCTACAAACCTTTACTATCTCGGTATAGATGACAAACGCCGTCAATATGTTCTTGGACATTCTTCGATTGCCATGACTTGTGACGTTTACACCACGCTTGACCCAACAATCAAGAAAGCCGACATAATAAAACTATACAAAAACCTTTACCCGACCTATACATTCAAATCTGACCTAAAAACTGACCTAAAAAAAGCAAGTTAAGCAGTAACCAAATAAAATGCCGACCCCAACATACTGTTGTGAATCGGCATATGACGTCTATATATTGTGTTTTTATCAAATCCATAAAAATTTTAAGTCCCGTGTCTCTGCCGTTGGACTACACAAGCGTGGTATATTTTAGCATACTGGTTGCGCGATGTCAATCAAGTCCTAGGTACCGCATTCGCAGGCTTTTGGCAGGGTGTCACAGTCTTGGCACTTGCGTTTTCTTTTAAAGAATATTATGTAAAAAATGATTATCGAAATCAAGGACGCGGTGTCAAGCGCGATCCCGGTGATGTTTGA